TTTGAATCCAGATATATGCACAGATAAATATGCAAATTTCTACACACCTCGTGCTATAAGTGGATTGAACGAGTCCTTGAGGAAGTCAAACATTTGGATACCATCTGATGCACAATCGCCTCGGGCCACTTCGAGGTTTGGAGCCTTACATGCCTAAGAAACGATTTGATTTTTCAGAGATTGGTAAAACCGGGCTTAAGAGAAGCTGGGGATATATTTATGATGAGTTCCTTTCGTCTCTCCGGGGGACACGAGGCCGGAAAACGTATCGGGAGATGCGCGACAACGATGCTATTATCGGGTCCATGCTCTTTGCCATCAACCAAATCTTGCGAGAGTCCAGGTGGGATGTTCGAGCGGCAGAAAAGAATTCGGCTGTGGCAGAGAAGGATGCAGACTTTCTACGAGATAATATGTCGGGTATGATGCATCCGTGGTCAGTTATTTTTACTGATATCCTCACATTCTTTACCTACGGATTTAGCCTCTTCGAGCAGGTATATTACCGAGGAGACGATAATAAAATCATGTGGAAAAAGCTCGCGTTTAGAGCTCAAGACTCGATTGAACGATGGAATATTGATGAACATGGGGAGACCTTGGGATTTTGGCAACGCCCAGCACCAGACTACCACGAGTTTTATATCCCAATCAGCAAATGTCTGCATTTTAGAACCGAGTCTGCAGGGAATAATCCTGAAGGTCGAAGTCTGCTAAGAAACTCATTTCGTGCTTGGTTTATGAAAAAGAATATTGAGGAAATTGAAGCTATCGGGGTGGAACGTGATCTCGCGGGTCTCCCTGTTATGAATATGCCAGAGGGTTTTGACCCAGATAGCGAAGATGCTGATGTCCAGGCACAGGTTGCTTCGGCTAAGACGTTAATTACGAATATTCGAAGGGATGAACAGGAAGGGATCTTACTTCCGCATGGCTGGGAGTTGACTCTCCTCGCCTCCAGTGGTAGTCGCCAGATCGATACAGTATCTGTAATCAACAGATACAATAAAGAAATGGCGGCTACCACTTTGGCACAGTTTATCATGCTTGGAATGGAGCGTACGGGAAGTTATGCACTTGCCCGAGAGCAAACGGATATGTTCTATCTCGCGTTGGAGGCCTGGGCAGACTATATTGCGATAGTTATGAATCATCAGGCGGTGCCAAAGCTGTTCGCGCTGAACGGGGTTAGTGATCGACCTCTGCCGTTTGTTGTGCATACTCCGATTCGCAGGTTTACTTTGACTGATATAGCGAATTACATCTCAAAACTTGCTGATGAAAAGATTGGTGCGCTTGAGATTACCGAGGATACTAAAGCTTTCTTGAAGAGATATGGTAGATTGGAGGAATTTAGCGAAATCCGTAAGTAATAGGGAGACGTTGATTGTGATGGAAAAAATTAATGTTACTTTGGATAAATGCCAAGAGTATCAAGAAAGCTTTAAACATATTATTTTTAAGGATACTGAGGGTGGCGTTCAACACGATATTCGTTCTTTGGAGAGGAAAAAGGTGTCTTGGAAGGCGCTTAGCTGCGTTGTAGGTTTGGTTATTGCTGCTGTGGGTATTCTTTATGGATATCAGTTAGAAGCGAAAGATACCTTAGCTCAGACGTATGTAAAAGCTGTTGAGGTAAATACTGAAAATATATTGAAAAATGCTGAAACCGCGCAAGAGGTGCTTTCGCAGCAACTTAGCCTTTTGACAAATATTGACTGGATAAAAAAGTCATTGCTTAGGATTGAAAAATCTAATGATTTGATGGAGGATAGGATATGCCCAAAGATATCGCGTTAAGACTCTTAAAATCTGACGATGAGAAACAAATTGTGTATGGCATTGTTTTCGAGCCAGATTTCGTCTTCGATCCTGACCCATCTTTTGACGACGAGCAGACTATTTCAAAAGATGACATCGAGGAGTCCGCACACGAATACCTGATCAACATGCGAAAGGGCATTTTCAAAAGTCACCAGAAGTTAAGTCACGGGAGACCGATTGATCATAAAACAGACATCGTGGAGAGCTACATCGCCCCACAAGATTTTGAGCTTGGTGGAGAACTGGTTAAAGAAGGAACGTGGATTGTCGGAATGAAAATCTACGACAAAGAGCTTTGGGATCAGACCAAAGGATCTATAACCGGCTTTTCTGCTGGAGGGACTGCCGAGATTTTATAAAGGAGGTGAGCTACTGTGCCCACGAGAATTAAACCGCATGTGCAAGAAATTTCTCTTGCATTTAACCCAGCAAATAAACGTAAATTCATATTACACAAAGATGAGAAAGGAGGGAATGTTATGCCAAAATTTGCAATTTCTGTTTTGGAGAAGGACGAAGTATTGGATGGAGAAAAAGCATTTGCGAAGTTTCTGGAGAAAGAAAAGCTTGACGAAGACACGACTGATACTGTGCTTGGCGCTTATCGGCTCATGACCTTTTCGAAGGATCAACTGCCGGAGAACTTTATAGCGAAGATGCACAAGTCTTTTCCTGACGTTTTTGCTCCTCTTGAAGTGCCGAAGGATGAGAAGGAGTTGAGGGCGAATGTGGAAAAGGATCTTCGGGTCGCGTTGGAGAAGGAGATCCGCACGGCGGTGGAGAAGGAGATGAATATGTCCAAGGATGAGGAAGTTAAGGTTCTGTCAGATGCTCTTGAAGTCCTGCAGAAAGAATCGGACGAGACCAAGAAGCTTCTGGTAGTTGAAAAGGATGCCAGGCGTTCCATCGAATTGAAGAAAGAGTTGGTAGATTCGGGTGTGCCCGGGGATCTCGACAAGATGGCGAAAGATGTCCTCGAAGCTGAGAAAGTGAATCCGGAACTGGGTCAGAGGTTTTTAACCTCTTTCAAGGATCTTGGAACCGTCTTCAAGGCAAGTGACGTTCTGCTCAAGGAAATCGGATCGTCTGGTAGCGGGGAGGATGAAGATTCTGCTTACAATAAGATGACCAAGATTGCCAAGGACAAAATGGCCGCAAATACGGATCTATCGCGGGCAGATGCTTTTGCAGCTGCTGCGAAGGAAAATCCGGCCATGTATCGCGAGTACAATGAGGAACATTTTCGAAGGATTCGCGAAGCACATTAGAAGTATCTGCGAAGTACATTAGCATTAATTAAATCAATTATTAAGAAAGGAGGGAATTCATTATGGCCGTTGAACTTCAAGGATTTGACATTGGCATTTTGAAAGCATCAGCAGACCTGTCGGATTACCAGTTTTATGGCGTAAAGATTTCTGCTACAGATTTTACTGTGGAGCCGGCTACGGCTGCAGCTGTAGACGGGATCTTGCAAAATAAGCCGGAAGCCGCAGGACGTGCATGCCAGGTTCGCTTATCAGGTATATCCAAGGTTGAACTTGGTGGAACTGTAGTAGCGGCTGGTAAAGCAACCACGGATAGTAATGGTAAGTTGATAGCCACAACTTCGGATAAGGATCGAATCGTCGGTACTTTTCTCGAGGCTGGTGACTCTGGCGATACTGTTACAATGCTTGTGGAGCCGGGATACTTGGCTGCATAAATTAAAAGGAAGGAGGTAATCGAAAGATGCCAGAACCAACTGGAAGTGATCTACACATTGATAGTTACCTGAGCAATCTTAGTATTGGTTATATGAACGAGCCCAGTGCTTTTGTTGCTGATCGTGTTTTTCCTGTGGTGCATACGAACAAGCAGTCAGATTCGTATGCAGTTTACAACAAGTACGATTGGTTTCGGGACGAAGCAGAAAAACGGGCTCCATTGACGGAAAGTGCCGGGGGCGGGTTTGCGATTGAAGACCCCGGAACGTTCTTTTGCAACGAGTATGCGTACCACAAAGATCTCGCAGATGAAGATATAGACAACTCTGATGAGGTCTTTCACGATGAAGAAGATGCAACAGCTTATGTTACTGAAAAGCTGCGTATTTCCCGAGAACGTAGATGGGCAGGGAAGTACTTTGCTACGGGGATTTGGGATACGGATCTTGAGGGCCAGACTGATACCCCAGGTACCGATGAGTTTTTGGTGTGGGATGACGCAGACTCTACTCCGATTGAGGACGTGGAAGATGCTAAGGCCATTATCAAAGGCGTTACTGGGTTAATGCCGAATACACTCGTAGTTGCAGAACGTGTGCATCAAACCCTCAAGAATCACCTGGATGTCGTGGATCGTTTTAAGTACACGCAGGCCGGAATCATTACTGAGCAGCTCTTAGCCCGTGTTTTTGGGCTCAGCCGTTATATGGTTGCTGGGGCTGTTTATGCCGAAAGTCCCGAAGGGTCAGAGTCGATGGGTTATGCCCTGACGCAGTATGACGCCCTTTTAGTGTATTCTGCACCGCGTCCCAACAGGCGCCATCCTTCTGGGGGCTATACCTTTAGGTGGAGACGGCCTATTATTCGTGGTGTATCCGGAGATCGTCTGGAAGCTACAATTCGTAAGTTCCGTATCGAAAAGCTGCGAGGAACGCGGATTGAAGGCGGTGTATTTGAGGATCAAAAGCTCGTAGCCAATGAATGTGGTGTATACTTTTCCAATGCTATTGCATCTGGAAGGACCATCACGTCGTAATCTAAGTGTGAGGAGGTTAAGATAATGGCCTTCACGTACGACGAAACTAAGTTGAGCGTGGCGTTAAACCGCATTCGACTCGAAATAGGTGACACAGACTCAAATCGTCCTTTGTTGGATGACGAAGAGATTGAGCAGATAATTAGTGAGTACGATAATTTCAACCAGCAGGTTGGAAAGTGCCTGCGACTTATCTGTTCACTCTTCGCATCTGAACCTAAAAGTATTCGATTGGAGGGTTTCTCCGAGAGTTACGCGGACGCCTACAAAAATTTCAAGAACATGGCTGCTCATTATGAGAGTATGGGTGGTGGTGGGCCTTGGGCAGGAAGTATTGACGACGATTTCAAAGAAGCGACAGAGTTGGATACATCCTTGGTAACGCCATCTTTTAAACGAGGTCTGCATGACAATAGTTAGCAAAATTGACAGATACCTTGTTGATACTGTTGATCGTGTGCGGCCATCAGTTGTAGCTGGGCTAAGAAGTGAAGCTATCGAAACCGGTGTTCTTGCACGAATTGTCAGCAGAACTCGTGTTGTGATGGATAGGGGTGGTAATCAAATTGTGACCAAGATGATTGTGTATTTGCTGCCTGACGCGGATGTTTTTGAAGGCGATGAGTTGATTGTCGATAGTATGCAGCGACCAATAGTTGGGATTATTGATGCGCGAGATAAGCAAGGCACGATACATCACTTAGAGGCGGAACTTGGATGATTAAGTTTAAGGCTAACACAAAACTTTTTGAGACCGGGATGATTGTAGCTTCTCATGCAGCTATGCAGGGAACTGTGGAAGGCGCAAAGGTGGCTATAGAGCATTTTAAGAATGATGCTCTTACCGTGCCACCAAAATGTCCGTATGAGAAAGGCTGGATGCACGATCATCATGTTACAGAGGTTACAGTTTTAGGTAGTAAAGTCAAAGCTACATTGTCTGTGGTTGATACGCCTTATGCCGCATCTTTGCACGAGGGAATTAGTCGCTGGAACACACCGTATGTTTATAAAACTCCCGGGACAGGTATGAAGTGGATTGAGTCCAAGGCTTTAAGATTTAAAAACATGTATCTGAGAGATGCTCTTGGACGTTTTACTACAAGGCTTAAACTTGCTTTGGAGGTTATGCGATGAGCCTTGTTCAGGATATAGCAACCTACATTGCGGCGAAGTCATCTTTTGTTATAGACACAGATTTATTCATCGGTGCAGAAACGGTTGATACTCCATCCGGATCGATTGTTGTTAAGGAGTTTGCTGGATCGACAGAAAATGAATCAGGCCTGGAAGAGCGGGCGATACAGATTCTGGCGTCAGATCGTGGATACGTAAATGCCGAAACTTTAATAAATGTAGTTTACCCACTGCTTGCGAATAAATCAGGTTTTGTTTCTGATGACCTAACGGGCATCTTTTTTGTTGGTGTATCCAGTATGCCTGGATTTGTTGATAGGGATGCATCAGGTCATTTCGTTTTTTCTTGCAGCTTGATTTTTAAGAAAGAGTAGTAATTTTAGCGCGTTAAACTTACGAGAATGTGGAGGCTAAGATGAGCCATTTAAGTTTTCCAATAGATAATTTTCTTTCTGAATCGATTTATACTATAGCAGCGACTGAAGCTGCAGAAGATGCTGCGGAAGAAGCTGCTGCTCTTTTAGTTAGTATACAAGCAGATACAATAGCAGCACAAGCGACAGCTGATGCCGCAGCAGCAGCCGCAGCCGTTGCTGCCGGGTCTTGGGGCGACATAAAGAGTGCTACAGTTGTTGCCGGAGTTTTAACGCTGACTGGGCATGGGTACTATAAGGTGGATGGTGCTAATGCCAGTAATAATGTGGATACTATAAATGGATTATCCGAGGGTGATGAAGTTGTTTTGACCCAGGCGGATTTAATCCATGTTCTTGTATTCCGTCATGGCGTAGATAACTTATCTTTTCTTGGGGGCATTAACATTACTTTGAATGCTTTAATCGAAAAAGTGCGTCTCATTTCTAACGGAACTACTATAACAGAAGCTAGTTCACGCCCATAAGGAGGTAGTTAAGATGTTTAGACGAATTTTTCTTCCGATATTTTTAGTTTTATGCCTGGCAACCCCTGGATGGACTGCTGATGGTGCCAGGGTTATTGAAGGAATTACTGCGGATAAGATAGATACCGTTGCTCTTGATGTCACAATCATAACTGATTATAATATTCCTTATATGCAACCTGCGGGTGCAGGATTTGGGGATAGCCCACTGAGTACTGATGGGACGAATCTTACTAATACTGGATCGTTCACGACTGGCTCGCTTGTGACTCCTTATGCCAATACCATAACCGTAGCCACATCAGGCGGAGATTACGACGATTTATCTGAGGCCATAGCTGCGGCCACGACAAACCAGACTGTCCTGGTTTATCCTGGAACGTATACGGATACAATTACCTTTGCTGCCAATGGCGTAACCGTTATCGGTATGGGTAAGTCTCAGAATGTTATCCTTCAACAGGCTGATGCCAATGTTGTAGATTTCAACACTCGCTCATCCACCCAGATGCAGAACATGACTATCCGGGTTACAGCTTGTAATTCTGACGTGGATACTATCACGGGTTCTACAGGCTCGTTTGTGGCGAAGTTCTGCAACCTGCAAATGGTTGTTTTGGACACCTATGACCATGTAAATCTCGACCAGCCTGCAATAGTTAATGTTACTGGAGCT